ACGATTGACGAAGACGGCGACAGAACAAGAGTATGTTTCTGTCTGTCAGATTGGAGCGAAGTTGAAAACCCAGATTTTTCAAAGTTAGTACAAAAAAGCAAATTAGCCTCTTAGGAGGCTTTTTTTGTTGTTTTTTATGCAAAAATGAGGTATAATACAGGTATAAAATATAGAGGTGATAGAATTGGCAAAGAGTAAAATGTACAAGAAGCACGTTCTGATTAACGAAAGGCAAGAAAAAAAGCTGAAAGAACTTGTTGAATTGACTGGAAATAGCGAGGCTGTTATTATCAGGATGGCGATTGATAGATTGAAGGTATAAGATGGTTAAGTGTGAATGTGGGGCAGTTGCTAAGTTAAAGAGATACGAAACTCAATGTAAGAAGGTTGAGACGTGGATATGTCCTGTATGTTGTAAAGTTGTAAAGCAAGACGTGATGTTAAAAGGTTGTGGAAAAAATTGATATATAAAATAGAAGGTGTTTTAAATGGCTAACAATAACTTAACAACAAAACAAGAGCGGTATGTGCAAGAGCTAATTAAAGGTAAATCGCAAAGAGAATCATATAAAATAGCTTATCCAAAAAGCAATAATTGGAAAGATGGTAGCGTGGACAGGGCAGCTTCCGATTTGTATAATAATAGTAAGGTTAATAGTAGGTACGAAGAACTATTAGAAAAACATCAACAAAAGGCTATCATAACACGAGGAGAGTTATTAGAAGGGCTTAAAATGGCGTTTGAGATTGCAACAGGAACTAGACCTAACCAAGTTGAAGTTGAGGACGTTTTGAACGGTAATGTGATAATTGAGAATAAAAAAGTTAAATCTACCGATTTAAAATCAATCACAGGGATAGCCCACCAGATTGCTAAGTTAGAAGGCTGGGAAATTGACAAAGTGGAACACTCAGGGCAAATTAAGCAAGAGATTGACTATTCCAAAATGGATACCAAGCAATTGATCGCTGAATGTAAGGCTGAAGGAATGTCAGATGAGGAAATAGTTAAGCTGATGGAGGAGTGATAGTTGGTTAATAAATATGATAAATTGGAAACTATATTAAAAGAAACTGGCGAGGTTATCGAAAAAGATATAGTAAAAAATATAATTATGGAAGATGAAAGAAAAGAAATTAATATATTACAATTAAAGTTTGAACAAAATAATATTAGTAGAAACGAATTATTAAAACTAATGAAATATAAAAAAATGAACGAAACTATTAATTTGTTATATGATGATTTTTATAGGGTTAACCTATCAAAAGAAAAACCAAAGGAAGTTTCAAAAAGCGATTATGGCGGATTTTTTATGTTGTTAAATTATATTACTTATAAGAATACAATAGCACATAGAAACGGCAGACACGTTTCTATAAAAAAACTAGCCGAGGAATTAGAATTTAAAACTATTGACGGATTTAAAAAGTTTTTAAGGAAACTTAAAAAATGCAATATGATAGGGACAGCAAATTTTGGTGGCATTGATTTTATATTGATTAATCCAGTGTATGCACAAAGGAAAGTTAAATTAAATCATACGATATATACTATATTTAAAAACGATTTGAAAGAATATTTAAATGACTTTCAAATAAGACTGTTAGAGTTAGAAAATGATGACACCTGCATTGAAACTATAATACCTATAATAGACTAATCATATTAAGAGGGGTAGAAAGGACAAAAAACCATTTAAGGTATTGTAAATAAATAGATGACTACATATAATGACACGGTCTGTGAGGTCGTAAATAAGGTAAAACGCGGTCTGTGAGGTCGTCTAATTAGTTAACGTTTGAAAGGGGATATAATGAAATGTATAACTTGCAAATGGCATTTCATCAAGCAGATGAAGAATTATTGCTTGGTGACAGGTGAAGAAGTAGGGGAGCATAGCAAGTGTATCAATTATGTTGAAAGGGGTAATAATGATAAAGATAACGAAAAGGTTGTTTGATTATTCGGACGAGTTCAACCCTGATATGATATTTTCTAGGGCGGCTATCCGTAACATTCATTATAATTTCATAACTAAGCCAGAAAACATAGAAATCCGCATATATCCTACTAATGGTGATTATACAGATATTCCTATAGGTCATGTTGGAAGTATGAGAATAGATGAAGGTGGCATAATCGGCGAAGTTATGATTAATAATATCAGCAAAGGAAATCATTTCTTAGAGTTCAAAGATGACTATGTACTGAGAATAAGTTTTGTTACCAGAAAAGCTGATATTATAGAAACGAAAGGTGTGAAATATAGGATAATTGACGAATGCGAAGTGTTTGCTATGGGTGCATATTTGAAAAAAGATACTGAAAAAACTAAAATAATGCTTGACAATTAAGTCGAACTATGATAATATTAATCATAATAACTCTCACACTAAATATACGACATGCGGCTATGAGTACGAATTGGGTGAGAGCAATTTGGAAAGTAGCCTTTTTTTATAGGAGGTATATATGAAAACGGAAATAAATGAAATCACAATCAATGGTATTCAATATGTAGAAAAAGGGTCACAAGTTCAAAGTGTGTTAGAATGGACAGGTGAAAAAACAATACAGAGCAGAATGATCGGCAAGCCTGTAATTGTCAGAGATAGGAATGAAGGTATTAATATTGGAAGAGTGGTTTTAGCCGACGAGACAGGAGTTGAACTTAAAGATGCGAGAAGATTGTATTATCACGAGCCAGCTAATAAAAAGTTAAGTTGGTATGAAGGCGTCGCAATGAGCGGCTTGTCTGAAAATTCAAAAGTATCTGGAACTGTTTCGACAAAGACGATAATAAGCAATAATTATTCCATGACAGCAACAACAGAAGAAATATACAAAAGTGTTTTGGGATGTGTTCCAAATGTGCAAAGTTAGAGATAGAAAAATAAAAAATGGCTATGGCGATGGCGATGGCTCTGGCGATGGCTATGGCTATGGATATGGCTATGGATATGGCTCTGGCGATGGCTCTGGCTATGGCTCTGGCTCTGGCTCTGGCTATGGCGATGGCGATGGCTATGGCTATGGATATGGCTCTGGCTATGGCTAAATAATTCTTGACAAATATATATCAATCGTGCTACAATAAGTTATTGTTTCAATCATGGTTATCACCCCTGGTAAATGGAATCAGTGCTGTAACACTAATTCCAAGTAACAAGCTATATCATTGCAGTGATATAGTGAACAATTGAAGAACCTACCACAAACTAGATACTAACCGTACCCCATCGGGTGCGATTAATATACATGTCTCGTCTCTGTGGTAGGTGGCGAGACTTTTTTATTTGCACATATCGAATTGAAATGAACGTTATAGGTCAGAGAACGATACCAGCTAAGTACTAGCTTATGCCCTTTAGGGTACTGGGTCGCAATAACGGAGACTATTTATAAAATAGGTATGTCTGGCTATATGTGCAATTGCAAAGGTGCTATATCCGGGTGTGGTGTATAGTTAAATGTATGGACAGCCTTTGCGGTCTCAATAAGATCATAACCAGATAAAGAATGGCTAACTTAAGAAAAGCTATATACAATAAATAGCGATCACCTAATTGCAAAAGGTTTGTTTTGAAAAGGTCAAGTTAGGTATCTGGAGGGTTATGGTCTTGTTGAGGCTGGATAATTACCAGATGAACTTAGGGAACTGATTACAGTTTAAAGCGAGTGAACCTAAGATAGATTGACAAAAGCCTCGCCCAATTAAAAGAAGGATGCAGGCTCTATTGATGAAGGCGGATAAGTTTTCTGGTGAAAACACTCAACTGATAATTGAGAGATTGCATCAAAACGTATATTTGATTATGGTTCGATTCCAGCATCCGCGACCAAAAGAGGTGAAAAGTATGAAAAAATAGTTTTGTCAACACAGGTGACTGAGAACAGTCATAGCACGATTATAACCACGTCCCCAAGAGCTTAGGCGTTGGTGTTTCGTTATAACAGGGTAGCAGTTGCGACCTAAGGGAATAGCAGATACTGTGAAAGTGGCTCTATTGATAAGATTCTAGAGGTTCAGGTTATAATCCTGATTGTAGAAATACAAAAGTTCCACGAACACTAGACAAGGGGCGGAGATTCTGGCTAATCCAGACTATAAGAAATTATAGTAGTTTAATATAGAACGCCGCCATCTATTAATAATTGTGTATTCATTGAATAGGTTAAAGTGGTAAAAGTCCACAATTCGCATAATTGATTCTAGGCAGATTATGCGGTAAGTTCCGGGGGGAAATGATTAAGATTCGCGCCTATTCACCGATTCAATGAATACATAACAAAGGAGATGATATAATGGTAACTAAAAAATCATGGGAAGAATTCAGAAATACGGGGCTATTGCTAATAATTAATCAGATATTACACGCATTTGGGTGGGCTTTAGTTTTCAGCTATGATGACGAAGAATTAAAAGAAGTATACCCAGCGCGAGTCAAATTTAGAGGATTTGACAATGAGTCGATTACAAAGAATTATATAAAAATCAGCGAATACATGAAAGACAACGCAGATGAATTGTTAAAGGAAATCAAAGAGTAAATAACTTTTCTTCATATATCTCCCTTTACCTCTAGGCACATTCGGTGAAAGAGGTTAAAAAGACTATTAGCATCTACTGAGTAGGTGCTTTTTTTATAAAAAATTAATTTAAAGTGAGGTGTAGTGGTTGATGATAATTGAAATGAACAGCGTGCAAGATTTTATTGACGCTATAATAGGAGATGATGACGATGGGGAAAAAACTCAAAAAACATTTAGATGATGCTTTGTTCAAAACTTTATTGCAAAATGAAGTTAGAAGGATATTTCCGAAAACTAAACGATTCAAATTAGTTAGTTGGGGATATAAAAAAGCTGGGATTCTTTGGAAAGTAATGTGTAAATTAGACAACGATAGAACTTATGTATTTTTCTTTAATACAGGGGAGGTGTTTCACGGATGACAGAGTTAACAATTAGATTTATATTCACATTAATTGCGATAATAGCCATAATAGGCTGCTGCATTTTATTAGTTGAGTTTATACATTGGTTGACTATGCCGAAATGTAAAGGCAAAGTTGAGAGACCAAAGCCGTGGGGGAAGCCACCTTGTAAACATAGATATGTTAGGATAGTTCCTGGAACAAAAACAGAAACGAAAGAAGGGAGCCGCTATTGTGGTTCCAGAATGGTATGTGTTGATTGCGGCGAAGATGTGACTGATATTATACATAGTACTGGAAGATGTGTAATACCGAAAAAAATAAGTGATAAGGATATACAAAAAACTCAAAAGGAAATATTAGAATTGTTAGAGAAAGGAGACAGCAAATGAATTATATATACTATAAAGATATAGATGGTAAAACCTGCAGAAGTTATGCGAGGTTCAATAGTGTCGGCGAGTTTCTGAAAGATTGCAACAAGCGAGGTATGGATATGAGTAAATTCAATAATTGTAGGATGGTGAAATGATGAAATATATAGTGAAAATTAAAGATGGAAATGAATGGTATGAAATGTTAGAATTGTTATATAAAGAAAAATATATAAATCCTGAAAATTTTAAGATTTATAAAATTGTTAATCCTTATTCGCATTATGTATTTATTGATATCATAGATAAAGGATGTTCTTTTTCTGGTATGAGTGACTATACAAGTGTAATGAAAGATTATAATTATTTTAAAGATGAAGGATATATTGAGATAAGTTTTGATAAATTTAAAAATATGAATGATTTCAAAACAGATAGAAAAAAAATAACTCCTAAAAAAGTTAGAATATATGTCGGGACAGACCTTAGCAATCCAATAGGTAAAACTGTAGAAATTAAGGAGACGGATGCTGGCTTGGAAGCTAAAATAGAGTTGAACGAAAGCGGAAATAAAATGTTAGACAGCCTTAGAAATGCTTTCAAAGGAGTTAATGACGCAGAAGAAGATTTAATACCTGATATCACAGTCAAAAAAATACAACTTTCACAAAATAAAATATTTTTACATTGTGAAAATCTTAATACCGATACAAGTATTTCATTTGTAATTAACACTGACACAATGGAAACTTGTGAACCAGTGAGAGTTAAGGGTGGAGAAGTTGGTAAAATAGATGTTAAAGCTATAAATAACAATATTGCAAATGTAGTGTATAGTGATGAAGACGGAGAAATTACATCAATTGTTAAACTAGATTTATCTGGTACTACAGTTAAAGTTTTAGAAGAGAAAGTTTTAGGCACTGTTTGTGATTCATCCGAAATATCTGTGGAATTACCAACATCGAAAAAGCTAGAGTTTGACTTCAAAGGATACATACCAGACCAGATAGAATCACAATGGGAAGAAGTGGACGAATATCACATATCAATATCCGATATGATGCTATTGAAGCACTGGAAAGATGGCAACGGTAGAAATATACTAGACGTGAACCAAGACGGCTCGTATTTGTTGTATGGCGTTCCTGTTAAAGTGGTAAAATAAGGAGGGTGACATGAGCAAAAAAGAAATCGACCCGGCAATCGCTGGACTATATGAAGATGGCAAAATAAAAGAAGATTGGACTAAGATGGGGACAGAAGGTTATGACGTGGATATTACTACTAAGCTATGGGATAAGAAGGAAACTATCAGAGAGATCGCACAGAATATACTTAATATGCAAAAGGAATTTGAAAGTGAAAATAAAAAGTTGAGAGATATATTGGGTGTTGATTTTGATTTGCATGAGATTGTGGAGGATGAATATTATGATTGATGCAGATTTTTATTAAAAATATAAAAAAACTATTGATTTTGTTAGAAAAATAGGGTATAATAACCTTGAAAGACTGAAATTGTGAATACAATGTAGGTCTTGGAAATGAACTGTATCAATCACGCCTCTTAACAATGCGTACTAGGATTGATGAAAGGTTATTCCTTTTGGAGTTGGGTTTGCCCGACTATTTATGGGGATTGCTAGTTATTAATTTAACAGTTTTGGAAGAGCAATCGTAAAACAGGGTCAGGTTGGGGATCTTGTCAAAAATAACAACTTAATATAACCGTTAATACAGAAGTATTAACGCTCGCCCGAACAGTTACAGGGTTACTTTATCTTATGGGATAGTGTTATGCTATCTCTTTTTTTGTTTTTTGGAAAGGGGAAAACATGGAAATTAAATTTGAATTTGTAAAAGCTAATGGCAAGAAAAAGAAAATCAAATTAACTGAGGAAGAAGCAAGAGAAGTACACAGAGTGTTAGATAAGTTATACAAGCCTTACGAGGTCACACCGTGGCGAGTTCCTGACTGGAATCCTAACGAGGTTATTTCACCAATCATTACAAAACCTGATACAAGCGGAATGCCGTTCATACCTAATGTAATTATTACAAGTGAGTTAAAAAATGATTTAAAATGAGCAGGCAAAAGTTAATTGAAGAATTGAGACATAAAAAAAAACAAAATGAATTAATGCGAGAAGTAAAAAAAAGGCTATTTGTCAAGAAATACTTTGATTACGATAAATTAGCTGGTACTGATATATATTCGGATTTGTCTATAGAAGAAGAAAGTTTTAACGAAATATATCTGAAAACATTCAACAATCCACAAAGGATTAACATATATTATGGTGGTGCTGGTTCCGGTAAATCTGAATTTATCGCTAGAAAACTGGCATTGAAGTTTCTACTTGAAAAAGGTCATAACGGATTATTTGTAAGGAAGTTTGCAGTCGATGTGAGAAAGTCTATATTCGCATTACTTGCAAAGGTTCTGAATGAATACTTACCTAATAGTCGAGATAAATATGTAAAGATTAATAAATCTGATATGACATTTACATTCTATAATGGTAATCAAATTTTAATGTCTGGATTAGATGATAATGAAAAAATTAAATCTATTACATTTGAAAATGGAGTTTTAACGGATATACACATTGAAGAAGCGAATCAATGTATAGGAACAGAGATAAAAGAGCTTAATCGTAGGCTTAGAGGAGTATCAGGAGTTAAAAAAGAAATCAATATATCGTTTAATCCTGTATCAAAAGCTAGTTGGCTGTATATTAAATATTTCAACTTACAGCTTGAAAAAGAAAAGTATTACACAGATGAAAGAAAAATGATATTAAAGACTACTGTATACGATAACAAGTACGCTACAGAGGAAGATATAAGAGAACTTGAAGCCGAGACAGATATATACGATAGGGAAGTATATCTTAATGGTAATTTTGGAGTAATAAGTGATAATGACTGTATAGTTAGCTTTTCAGATGCGATGCACTGTACTGATTTAGAACTAGAAGACACAGGCGAAATATACATAGGAATTGACTGTGCCGGTATGGGTGACGATAGCACGGTAGCGATGGTTAGGAAGGGTGCAAAACAGCTCGATAGAGGCTTTGAATTACATAAAGCAGAAGAAAAGACAGTTGTTGATAATGTAATTATGCTTATTCAGGAACTACAAGAAGAATATCAAATAGAAGGCGAAAAAAAGCCTCATATAACATTGAATATTGATACGACTGGTGTCGGTTTTGGAGTTGGTTCACAACTTAGAACTGCGGGACTTGAAGAAGTAACAGTCAACTCAATTTCATTTGGTGGAAAGGCTAGTGATTCTGACAGGTATTTTAATACGGTAACAGAGATGTACTTCAATATTAGAAATCTTGCAATTAAAAGAGATATACAATTACTTGAAGACACAGAGACTATTAATGAGTTATGTTCAAGAAAGTTTGTAATAGAAGAAGCAAAGAGCAGACGTAGAATAGAGTCGAAAGACAAATTTAAAAAACGATTAAAGAAGTCGCCTGACAAAGCTGATGCACTTGTACTAGCTTTTTATGTGCCGAATATAATAGAACCTAAAATAACGACTATAGATTACCAAGACGACATACTAGATTCATATTATGATTTCTAAAAGGTGGTAAAATGGGTATTTTCAGAAAAAACAAAAGAAAAGAAATAAAAGATTTGGGACGTTCACCGGAACAGGCTCAAATTATAATTTTAGAAAAACACGAAAGTGAGTTATTACTTGACAAGAATTATCAAACAGTCGCACAGAATGCTTTTAAAGGCAATCCTGACGGGTTCACTGTAGTTGATATGGTGGCGAGTGCTATTGCTAACTTAGATTACAAGGTATACAAATACAACAACAAACAAGAGAAAGAATATTTTGATACACATCCTTTCTTAGAGCTTATCAAAAGACCTAATCCAGATCGAGGCAAGTTTGAGTATATGTATGAACTTGTCATGTTTTTTTTACTTTCTGGTCAAGCGTTTCAACGAAAAATAGACGTATTAAAACAGCCTAAACAGCTTTATGCTTGTAGACCTGATTTGATTGGGATGTTACTATCAAAGACAAAGCAGGAAGGCTGGTATTTTGATTATAACGGAAAGAAAAAAAGTTATGAAATTGATGAAATATCATATCTAAGGATACCTGACCCGACAGATGATTATTTGGGATTTTCACCATTAAGAGCAGCAGCTTATAACATAGATGGCAACAATGCTAGTGACCAATGGAATTATAGCATGATTATAAATGGTGCTAAACCTTCTGGGATACTAAAAACAGACGGCAATTTAACTGAACCTGTATTGAAACGACTTAAAAACTCACTTAGGGCATTATGGTCTGGACAAAAAAACGCAGGGAAAGCACAGATACTTGAAGGTGGCTTAGAATGGCAGCCGATGTCATTATCACAGAAAGATATGGATAATATTAATTATTCAAAGCTAAATTCAAGAAAAATAGCACAAGTATTAAAAGTTCCTGTACAAAAGGTTGACCCTGAAAATCAAACTTATAACAACTTAAAAGAATCTGACAAAGCATTCTACAAAGACGCAGTATTACCTTTGTCACAAAGATTTGTTGATGAGTGGAACAACTGGTTAATGCCTTTGTATGGAGAAGGTCAACTCATAGAAATAGACAAAGATAAAATTGAGGCATTAGGGGAAGACCAAGAGGTTATAGCACAACGAACAAGAGAAGACTATAACAACGGTATTATCATGAGAAGCGAGGCAAGAACAGCAAGGGGGTTATCTGTAGAAGAATCTGACAATGTATACAAAGTAAATAGTAATGATATATTTTTAGATGCAAAAACAGGAGAATTTATTATACCTATTCTAGGCTTTCAACAAAACACAGAAAACGAAGATATAAAAAATTTGTTATCGGATTTCTTAAAAAAAAAAGAAAATAAAGCTAAAGTACTAACAACATCGATTATAGCGTCAGCACTTGACAGTATCTCGCCAGAAGAGCTTCACGAAGATGTCAAAGACTTGTATTATACTTTGCTTGCCGAAGAAGGCGTAAGAGTTATGACAGAAGTACTTGATCTTGATAAAACTTTCAATATTACAAAAGCCATGGAAAATTATGTCGAGAAAGACGGATTACAAAATGCTACTGCTATATGTGATACATTGAAAGAAAAGTTAAATGTTCAAATAAAAAAAGGTATCGCTGAAAATGAAGGATTTGCTGAAATAAAAGCAAGGTTGCAAAAGGTATTTGATACAAGTTATTCGGACACAAGTAAATTACCTTATATAGAAGTTGTACCTAACCATCTTGAAGTCATAGCGAGAACAGAAGCTTTGACAGCGTCAAGCGTGGCAACACAAGAGGCATACGAGCAATCAAGCGTGGTAGAAGGTCAAAAGTGGCTTACAACTCCAGATGAACGTGCAAGAGGATGGCACACTGAACTCAACGGACAAATTACAGGGTTGAATGAATATTTTGAGAATAGTGAAGGTAAATTGAGATTTCCAAGAGACCCATCAGGAAGTGCCAAAAACGTTATCCAGTGCCGATGCAGCACAAAGCCTATAATCGAAGGTATGACAAAATGGGATGGCGAAGAAATGGAATATAAGCTATGGAAAACGCAAGATGACGCTGCTGAAAAATGGGTTACTCCTATGAAAGAAATGTA